AAAGGATCAATGGAATTTGAAAATGGATCAAGAATCGTAAGTGCAACTACTACAGGAAATACTGGTAGAGGTATGTCAATATCTTTACTATATTGTGACGAGTTTGCATTTGTTATGCCAAACGTTGCTACTGATTTTTGGACTTCTATATCACCAACACTTGCTACAGGCGGTCGAGCAATTTTAACCAGTACGCCAAATTCAGATGAAGACACATTTGCTACTATATGGAAGCAAGCTGAAGACAAGTATGACGAATATGGTAATGAACAAGATCTTGGTAGAAATGGATTTCATAGCTTTAGGTCTTATTGGAACGAGCATCCTGACCGAGACGACGAATGGAAAAAAGAAGAAATTGGTCGTATTGGCGAAGAGCGTTTTAGAAGAGAATACGATTGTGAATTTTTAGTATATGACGAAACACTAATTAACAGTATTAAACTTGCAAGTCTAGAAGGAATATTACCTGTATTAAATATGGGACAAACACGTTGGTTTAAACAGCCTAGTGCTGATTATAGCTATGCAGTAGCACTAGACCCTTCAATGGGAACTGGCGGCGACAATGCTGCAATACAAGTAATAGAGTTGCCTACATACAAGCAAGTTGCAGAATGGCAACATAATACTACTGCTATACCTGGTCAAATTAGAGTACTCAAAGACATATGCGAATATCTTTCTAAAACATGCAACTCTGAAGGTTCTAATATATATTGGAGTGTAGAAAATAATGGCATTGGAGAGGCTGCGCTTTTGGTAATACAAGATTTTGGAGAAGAAAGTATTCCAGGGTTGTTTATATCAGAACCAATGAAAAAAGGACATGTGCGTAAATTTCGCAAAGGATTTAATACTACTCATAGTAGTAAAATATCAGCATGTGCTAGATTAAAAACAATGCTAGAAAATAATCAGCTAATAGTTAATAGTAAACCTTTAATATCTGAACTTAAAGGCTTTGTTGCTACTGGTTCAAGCTACCAAGCTAAATCAGGCGCAACTGATGACTTAGTTAGTGCATTAATTCTTTCTTTAAGAATGATAACTATTATGAAAGATTGGGACCCAATGATATATAATACTTTTAGTCAAGTAGACAATTTAAATGATGATTATGAAATGCCTATGCCAATCTTTATTACATCTAATTAAACATCTAAGATAAATACGTTATGAAAAACCTTAATAAAACAGCACAAGATCTTTTTAGTAAAATTCGTGGAAGGTTTCCTAAAGTAACAATAGGAAATGAAAAAGGCGAAGTGACCAATGTTCCTGAGGAAGCTAGATATTTTGATTTTTCGTTTATGATTCAAGAAATTGATTTAGGAAAAGTTAGTATTAGCTTAGACGAAGAAACTGGATTATCAGTAATTGTTGGAAAAGATATTGTACAAGATCAATTAGGATCTATACAAAAAAAATGGTATGACTTTTTAAAAGAATTAAGAGTATTTTCAAAAAAGAGAATGTTACAATTTGATGTTCGTGACATTACTAAAAGCAATTTGAACAAAAGAGATTATAAATATCTAGCAAATAACCGTTCTGGAGAAACAGCAATGTCTGAAACAAAAATGTATGGTACTACTAAAACAAGTTATCAAAAAATTGGAAATGCAAAACTTTCAATTAAACATAGCGGAACTATTAATACTGAAAGTAAAACAGCGAGATCGCAAAAAATTGGAAAACTTTATATTGAAAGTTCTGAAGGCGAACGTTTTAAATATCCATACAAACATTTAAACGGTGCTAGAGCAATGGCTAGACATGTAAGCGAAGGCGGAGTTCCATATGACGACTTTGGTAGACATATTATAAGCCTGTCAGAAGAAATGGCAAACTTGCGCAAGTTTAAGACTTATATGGGTCGTTCAAGTGTAATGGCTGAAAGCTTATCAGATTACATGGACGTTGTTAATGAACGTATTATTACAGTACGTAAGACAATTTCATCTCTAAAGAATCCAAATTATTATGCTGAAAAAATTTCAAGTTTTGAAGTTCCAATTATGGAAGAAGTTCCAGCTGATGTTGCTGAAAATTGGATAGATCAACTTACTATAAGACAGTTTAATGAAGAGCTATCGGATGTATTTCCGTACATTTATAAACTAGTAAGTGAAGCGTCAAAAGCTGAAGAACTAGGACCACAAGAGCTTGAAGAATTTGCACCTGCATTAGCAGCTCTAGGCGGCGCCGCATTAAGAACTGTTGGAAGTGTAGTAGGTGGCGCTGCAACAGATATTGCAACAGGTGTAGCAACTGGAATTGCAAGCGCAATTACTAGTGACGATGAAGAAGAAGAAGATGAAGAAGATATCGACGAAGGAAAATCATCACCCGCAGGCGGACCGGCGTGTTGGAAGGGTAAGAAAATTGGTAACCCTAAAACCAAAATGAAAGGTGGCAAGCGTGTAAACAATTGTGTACCCGAATCAACTGAAGACGAAAATGAAAGTACTCAATATGGCGACCAAGGTGAACTTAAAAGAGACAAAACTTATGCACTAAGTCCAGAAGTAGTAAAATATCAAAAGAAATCACAAAGAGCAAAACAACGTCGAAAAAACAAAGACTTTGAAATGGATGTTGACGATAAAGAAGGTTACTTGTGTGTTCCAGAAGATTTTGATCTTGAAAATGGATTTAACGAGATGATGGGTCAGTTTAATGAAGAAAAACTTGATGAAGCTTATATCAAAAATAATAAAGACGTTATGAATGTGTTAAGCAATCTAAGAAAAATTGGAAAATCAATTGAACGCGGCGATAACAATTATGAAGGCAATTTAGCAAATGAATATGCTAATGATGTTTGGAGTGTGTATACATATATTGAAAATAAAACCAACGGCTTTCAAGATATTGATGACAATGGACAAAATGCAATTGATGCTATGATGAGTTTGCGTAAAACAGCCAAGAGTTTGGAAACTAAACCAGATTCAGGTTCAGATGGCAAATTTGGTAATGCTATTGTTAACACACTATATCCAGTTATGCAATGGCTAGAACAGTCTGGAATTGGCGAAGATGCCGATGATGCTGATAAACAAAAAACACCACTTGGTGAATTTATACTTAGTTATTTTGATAGACAAAATGGAACATTTCCTAAAGGTGAAACTTCAGTATTAACTTCAATACAAAAAGACTATGGTGACCAATATGTTAAGCCTGCAGCAAAATTTATAGAGCGTATAACAAGTAAATATAATGAAATGCAGAATACAGTTATGGATGAAGTTGAATTTGAACCAATCGAAGAAGGATTTTTGCGTAATTTAGTAGGTGATATTAAAAATGCATTTAAACCAGGCGTTCAAGTTACACCAAATATGGTCAAAGAACTAGAGGCAGGTTTAGCAGCTATTAAAGCAGGCGGCCAACCTACTCCGAGACAACAAAAAACAATGGACACATTTATGAGTGACACATTGCCTAGAGAATTGCAAAAGATGGGCATAAACATGAATGAGGATTTATCAAATAACTATACAAACGATGCAGAAGCTATCAAAGCATTAATGGCAAAGAGTGCTAGATCTTCAGAAGAAGATGCATATCTTGCAATGCTTGCTCGTAAGTACGACTTTTACGGTAAGCCAGAAAATATTAGTGCTGCAATAGCAAAAGCTGAAAAATCAGCAAATGCAGCTGATAAAGCATATATGTCAAGTAACAGAGGCAATGTTGGCGACCCTGGCGAAACGCCTTCGGCACCAGATAAAATTACAAACTTTCCAAGCATGGAAGCAGCAATGCAAAAAGTAATGTATTACGTACCAGGTGAAAAAGCTAATATTGACGGTCAGCCACATGTTAGAGATGTAAAAGGTGGTAAGAAGATATGGAGACCTATTAAAGCAGCAGATCCAGATATTAAGTTACAAAACAAAAGAGGATTTACACCAGATACTAAAGATGAAGATCCTACCAAAGAACAAATTGATATATTAAGATTAGCAGGAGTTTAAAATGACAAAATCGGTAGCACAACAAATTAGAGAGATGGGAAACCGTCTAGCAGCAATTCACGAAGCAGACGAAAAAATGCCTTCTAAGTCGCACATAATGAAGATGTGCAAAGACGGCAAAACCAAAGCTGAAATTTGCAAAATGCATCCAGATTGCGACCAAAGCAAATTAAAAGATATGATTGATGATTGCATGGATAAAACAAAAACAAATGAATCAGTTGTAATTGAAGCTACAAACGATGCTTATGCAGCTCTAGCAAAAACTGCATATCCAAATGCACAAACAATTGTAAAAATTGCAAAAGCAATGGATAGAATAGGAATGAACGGCGGAGGATGGCTAAGAGGAGTTATTCCAGAAAAGGGCGACAAGTATAGCTTTATTTGGGACGGACAATCACAGCCAAGTGGCATAACAAAGATGGGAAGACCTAGAAATCTTCCAAGAGACGGCGCTAATCCAGGCGGTACTACCAAGTCTATTCCAACTAACAAACCTCAACCAGGATTACCAAAAACCACAGAAGTATAAAATGGATAACCTTTATATTGAACAAGGATACAAAGTAGTAAAAGTACGCACAGAAAGTTCTTTTACTAAGAAAGTATATTGTCTTTTTGAAGGATCTATTCCATCTTCGTATGCTAAAACATATGTTTTTGAATATACTAAACATAATTCGTGCTATGACAAACTGCTAAATTCACTTAAAATATTTAAAAATTATTATCCATTAGATATAAATTATACTGTTGAGGGAAATGTAGTAAATATTATATTAGATCCTATACATTTCCCTCAAGGACAAGATAACTACAGCGGTAACAACCACTTTTCATTTGGATATAAAGAATATTTAAAAATATATAAAGAATTTCTTTTAAAGCTAGCATCAGCTAATCTAGACGGTAATGGTTATGTAGTATGCGAAGACTTTTACATAAATTGTACAGGGTTAATTGGAAGTAATGTTGTATATGATGGAACATCTTTAATTTGTATTGATGAATCAAAAATAAAGGTTTTAGCTAGTAAAGATGCTGCAAAAATTATTGCATTATGCGGAGGATTAAAATGTTTACATGAAAATTTTCCTCCAGAACTGCATCTTAACTCCAATAAAGCAATTAAAATAATGAAAAATCTAGTAAACGAAATATACGACTAACAAAGTTATTTCTAAATATTAAAATAAATTCATTGACAAGATAAATAATATCGTGTAGTATTAAAACTGTGCTACACACTAAAGGCACAAGACAAACATAGGCATTTATAGGAGGCATTAACTATGGCATCACTAGCAGAAATCAGAGCAAAGCTCAAAGAACAAGAAACACGCTCAGGCAGCGGCTCACAAGGCGGCGATAACGCAATCTACGCATTTTGGAATATGGAAGAAGGAAAGCAAGCAACATTGCGTTTTCTTCCAGATAATGATCAAGACAATACTTTTTTCTGGACAGAACGTCTTATGATTAAATTACCCTTTTCGGGTGTTAAAGGTCAAACCGATTCACGCCCAGTACAAGTACAAGTTCCATGTATGGAAATGTATGGCGAATCATGTCCTATCTTACAAGAAGTTCGCGGTTGGTTTAAAGACCCAAGTCTTGAAGATATGGGTCGTAAGTATTGGAAAAAGCGTTCGTATGTATTTCAAGGCTTTGTAACTGAAAATCCAATTGCGGATGATCAAGCACCAGAAAATCCAATTCGACGTTTTATTATTGGACCACAAATTTTTCAACTTATTAAAGCAGCATTAATGGATCCAGATATGGAAGAACTTCCAACTGATTATACTGCTGGAGTTGACTTTAGACTGTCAAAAGGTTCAAAAGGTGGATATGCTGATTATGGCGCAAGTAATTGGGCACGTAGAGAGCGTCCATTAAGCGACAGCGAGATGAATGCAATCAACACACATGGGTTGTTTAATCTTGGAGATTTTCTTCCAAAGAAACCAACACCAGAAGGTGTTGTTGCACTTAAAGAAATGTTTGAAGCGTCAGTTGACGGTGAAGCATATGATGCTGATCGTTGGAGTCAATTTTTCCGTCCAAGTGGAATGGCAGCACGTACTGGTGATCCTACTCAATCAGCATCTCCAAATGCAACTGCAACTAGTCAAAGTGCTCCAGTCGCTGACACAAGAATGCAAGAAGCGCCTACTCCGGCTGCTCCAGTTGAAACTGCTATTCCGGCAGCAGAGTCAACAAACGGTGATGCACAAGATATTCTTGCAATGATCCGCAAACGTCAGACAGCTGAGTAAAAACATATTTTCATAAAATTAACCAAGGCTTTTACGGCCTTGGTCTTTTAATCATTATATAGGAGAAACTATGGCTAAATCGTTTGATGTTAGTAAATTTCGTAAAGACTTAACAAAAAGTATTTCAGGCATGAGTACTGGATTTAACGACCCTACTGATTGGATTTCAACAGGTTCGTATGCACTAAATTATCTTATTAGTGGAGACTTTCATAGAGGTGTTCCACTAGGTAAGGTTACAGTATTTGCTGGTGAATCAGGAGCAGGCAAGAGTTATTTTTGTTCAGGTAATATTGTAAAACACGCACAGGATCAGGGTATTTTTGTAGTACTAATTGACTCTGAGAATGCACTTGACGAAAGCTGGTTACAAGCTCTACAAGTTGATACTAGTGCAGAAAAATTGCTCAAGCTAAACATGAGCATGATTGATGATGTAGCAAAAACTATCTCAACATTTATTACAGACTATCGTTCAATGGACGAAGAAGATCGTCCTAAAGTATTATTTGTAGTTGATAGTTTAGGTATGTTACTAACACCTACTGACGTTGATCAGTTTAATAAAGGTGATATGAAAGGTGATATGGGTCGTAAGCCTAAAGCATTAACAGCACTTGTTCGTAACACAGTTAATATGATTGGCTCATTAAATGTTGGACTAGTATGTACTAACCACACCTACGCATCGCAAGATATGTTTGACCCGGATGATAAGATCAGTGGAGGTTCAGGCTTTATCTATGCATCAAGTATTGTTGTTGCAATGAAGAAAATGAAACTAAAAGAAGATGAAGCAGGCAATAAAATCTCAGAAGTTATGGGTATTAGAGCCGGTTGTAAAGTGATGAAAACACGTTATGCAAAACCTTTTGAAGGTGTGCAGGTTAAAATTCCTTATGAAACTGGCATGAATCCATACAGCGGTCTTGTTGAGTTATTTGAGAAGAAAAACTTGTTGGTTAAGCAAGGTAATAGACTCAAGTATATTGACTTAGCCGGTGAAGAACATCTTCACTATCGTAAACAATGGGTTGGATCGACACTCGATATGGTGATGGATCAATACGAAGAAAAAATGAAGCCTGTGGTAAATACCGAAGTTATTGAAATTGCCGAGGAGAATACCGATCATGAATGATGAAGAAATTGCAGATATCTGGATGTTGTTTAAAGAATATTTAGACAAAAAACATATCGAAATGGCAGCTGAAAAGTACGTTGATTTACTAGCAGATTATGGTGTAGACGATAACACACTAAGAGAACTGTTTGGCCATGACAAATATCTTGACAGTGCTGTGAATTATTATCTTGATTTAGACTCAGAATATGATACAGTTGAGGATGACGATTAATGGGTTACTACTCCGAAGTTTCGAGAGATATTAGTAAGATTCCAGAAGCAATACAATACTTTGAAGATCAGTTAATTGAAGCTAGGAGTGAAGTAAAACTCAAAGGAAATGTTGAACGTGCAGCAGCAGAAATGCCAGGTATTGTTGAACAGAGATTTAATCAACTACAAGAGATTGAAGCAATTCTTAATTACTTAAACATTGAACTACGCAGATTGCGTAGTTCTTTCTTTAAACAATATCTTGAAAGCTACCAACGAGCTCTGTCAAGCCGCGATGTTGAAAAATATGTAGATGGCGAAGCAGATGTTGTTGACTATGAAAAAATTATTAATGAGTTTGCACTTATGCGTAACAAGTGGCTAGGTTTGTTAAAAGGACTGGATCAAAAACAATGGCAGATAACTAATGTTGTAAAACTTAGAGTTGCTGGCATGGAAGATGCTTCGTTATAAGTAATGTAAAGGAACATACATGGCAGTTAGTAAAGAATATTTAGAACAATTAACAGAACTTCATAATCGGTCTAAATTTGGCAGTGGCGAAAGCATACCACATGTTGTGTCTGAAATTTTAGAAAATAAAAATATTACTAGTATATTAGACTTTGGATCAGGAAAAGGACTTACATCTAATGCACTTGCTGAAAAATATCCTGATATAAGATTGTACACATACGACCCAGTAACTAGTCCAATTAATTTGCCGCAATCAGTTGATATGATTTATAGTAGCGATGTACTAGAACATGTTGAACCTAATCTAATAGATCAAACATTAACTGATCTTTTTAATCGAGCTTCAAAGTATCAGTATCATTTAATTGCATGTCACCCTGCAAAGAAAAAACTCAACGATGGTCGTAATGCTCATTTAATTATTGAAACACCTAGATGGTGGAAACATAAATTAGAAACGTTTGGTTGGACTGTAGAATACGAAAAAATTACAGAACGCTACGTTAAAAAATTTAATATTAATTCTATAAAATATATTACGGTATTAAAAAAATGAAAAAAGTATATAACTATTGGATGCCCGACACTGATAATCATTTTGAAAGGCTTATAACAAAACGTGTAAGAAACGGCGGCCCTCCTCAGTACCAAGATGATGTAAGAGATGAAGCATACAAATATGTAACAGATTTTGATCTAGTAATTGATGTAGGTGCAAACGTAGGATTATGGGCTGTGCACCTAGCAGAAAAATTTACACAAGTTATTGCATACGAACCAATGTATCAAGTGTACGAATGTTTGCATTTAAATGTAAAAGATCTTAATGTACAAATTAACGAGTATGCATTAGGTAATATTAATAGTCAAGTTACTATTGAGTATAATTCTAATAATACAGGAGGTAGTTTTGTAAGTAAAGTTGGTACTGGAAATATATCAATCAAGCGTATGGACGATCTAAATTTACCAAAGTTTGGATTGTTAAAAATTGATTGTGAACGTCATGAACTTGAAGTCTTACAAGGTGCAACTGAAACAATTTTAAAATATAAACCAATTATTGTATGCGAACAACATGCCGACACTGAATACTGTGCAGGAAAATACCTAAAATCTCTTGGTGCTAAAGAAATTACTAATGTCAGAAAAGACTATATATTTGGTTGGTGAAATGTAAATACTAGATGAAAATAGTTTTAGTTACAGGAGGCTTTGATCCTCTTCACTCAGGACATATTGCAAATTTTGAAAACGCAAAATCATTAGCTAGGCTTTCCGATGGAGAACTTTGGATTGGTGTAAACAGCGACAAATGGTTGTCTCGTAAAAAAGGCATGCCTTTTATGTCCGTTGACGAACGTAAAACAATTATCAACGCACTTGAATGCGTTGATAATGTATTTGAATTTGATGACACAGACGACACAGCAATTGATGCAATTCAATATGTGCAAAATATTCATCCTGATGCACAAATTATTTTTGCCAACGGTGGCGATAGAACTGTTGATAATATTCCAGAAATGATTTTTGATAATGTTGAATTTGTATTTGGCATAGGCGGAACTGATAAGAAGAATTCTAGTAGCTGGATATTAGATGAATGGAAGACACAAAAGACCAAACGCGATTGGGGATACTGGAGAGTACTAGATCACAAGCCTACTCAAGGTTATAAAGTAAAAGAGCTTGTAATTTATCCTGGTAAAAGTTTAAGTGATCAAAAACATTTTAAACGCAGTGAGCAATGGATGGTTCTTGAAGGCATTGTTAAAATGCAAACTGAATGGAATAATTTAATTGATATAAAACATTTAAAACCACATGGATTACCATATGAAATTGGTAAACAAGTTTGGCACAAAGCATCAAATCCAGGAGATAAAAATGCCCATATATTAGAAATACAATGGGGGAAAGAATGTATAGAAGATGATATTGAACGGAGACATAGATGAAGGTATTTATAGGATACGATACTAGAGAAGACATAGCATATCAGGTATGTAAACACAGCCTTGAATCTCGAAATAAAGATGTCAAAGTCATTCCGTTAATTCAGCACACACTTAGAAAACAAGGCTGGTACACTCGTCCTATAGATAAACTAGCAAGTACTGAGTTTACATTTACAAGATTTTTAATTCCAGAGCTAACTAATTTTAATGGATGGGCATTGTTTTGTGACAGTGATATTATTTTCTTAAATGATGTTAAAGAATTGTTCGACCAAGTTGATGACAAGTACGCAGTAATGTGTGTTAAGCATGACTATACACCTAAAGAAGGTACTAAAATGGATGGACAAACACAAACAGTTTATCCTCGTAAAAACTGGTCAAGTGTGATGTTGGTTAATTGTAGTCATTCGAGTAATAAAAAATTAAACACAGCACTTGTTAATAACGAGTCTATTACCGGTGCATACTTACATCGATTTAGCTGGTTAAATGATGACGAAATAGGTGAGTTTAGTTATGAATGGAATTACTTAACCGACTGGTATATAGAAGGAACCCCCAAGGCATTACATTATACCGAAGGTGGCCCTTGGTTTGAAAATTATAGAGATTGTCCATTTAATAGAGTATGGAAAAAGGAATTACAGGATATGATGCAAATTGTTAGTTAAAGTGTTTATGCTAACTGCAGGTCACAATTATGAACAGACCTTATTACGTAGTATGAAAGAAGGTATTGAAAAACAATTAATACCAGACTCTGAAATAGAAATACATAAATTAAAACAAATTAATAAAATAGTTAACCTAGGTCTAGGCGTAAATTATGACTATAATGAAAAATACACTAAATGTGACGTAGCAGTAATGCTAGGTAGTTGGAAGCCTCTACGTGGAAGTATGCAACATCAAGTAAGAACTGATATTAAAAATAATGCAAAATGTTTTATTTGTATTGAAACTCCAATACTTAATCGTACTCTTGAATTTGAAAAATGTAATTATTTTCGAGTAGGCGTAAATGGCTTTCTGAATAAAGATGCATATTTTGGTCCTAATATAAAACGTCCTGATGACCGTCTATTAAAATTAGGAAATTTAAAATTTTCAGGATGGCATAATCAACTTGGCAATAAAATTGTAATTGCAATGCAACTCACAGGTGATGCAAGTTTGCGAGGCAATAATATTAACGAATGGTGTTTTGATACTATTAATACATTAAAAATGTATACTAATAGGCCTATTGAAGTAAGGATGCACCCAGCAGCAAGTTCTAAAGGAATGGAAGCATATAATCCTATATTACAAAAAATAGTCTATTCAAAAAATGATTACTCAAATGTTACGTTTGTTGACGGTAAAACTATTTCATTAAGAAATCAACTTTCTGATGCTTACTGTCTTGTATCATACTCTAGCGGCACTGCTATAGATGCACTATGTATGGGAATTCCAAATATCACATGCGACGAAGGAAGTTTTGCATGGAATGTTTCTGAAACTAAGTTAGAGAATATTGAAAATTTACTTTTACTTAAAAAATCTGCTATAAATCAACATCTAAGTAATTTAGCATATTGTCAGTGGACTCAAGATGAAATGAGCTCCGGTTTAGTATGGAATCATTTAGTATCTGGTATAAAAAATTATTTACAAGATGATTTACTTCTATGAAAATACGAAAAAATCCAAAACGAGGACTAGGATGTCGAGTAGCACATATATTTTCGCCTACAATTGATAATACTACATATTTTAATTCTTATTTAAAATTGTTTGAGAACGGTATTAATCAAGCAAAATTAAGTACATGGAATAATACATCAACAGTTGATTCACCTTTATTAATCCGAGGAATGGCATCGCATTCTCAGGAAGCAATTCATTATTGTTGGAATAATAAGAAAGATTTTTATTATATCGACTCGTCGTATTTTGGAAATGAAACTAGTAAAAATAAAATTTGGCATCGTGTTACAAGAAATAATTTACAAAATCTTACACCTATTAAAGATCGTCCACAAGATAGATTAAACAAAATATTACCAAATTATAAGTACAAAGAATTTAATACAGGACGTAAAATTTTAATTTGCCCGCCTAGTAATAAAGTAATGAAATTTTGGAATCAACCGCGCCAAGAAGAATGGATAAAAATTGTTATTAAAGAACTACAATTAGTAACAACCCGTCCAATTGAGGTTAGATTAAAACCAGGAAGAGCTGAACGTATTACATTTAATACACTTGCTCAGGCATTACAAGATGATGTTTATTGCTTAGTAACTTATAATAGTATAGCTGCTATTGAAGCACTTATGAACGGCATTCCAGCAATTGCACTAGGGCCGAACGCTGCAACAACAATGTGTAATACTTCTTTATCTCAAATTGATAATTTAAATACATATAATGAAGAACAGATGGTAAGATATCTTTCACATCTTAGCTATTGTCAATTTCATATCAATGAAATGGAAGATGGCACAGCATGGAGAATCTTACATGGAGGTTGTTAACTATATGAGTAGTGTTCCTGCTGGTAACACTAATATACAAAAAGAACAACTAATTAACTATTTTCATGAGGGCATTTTACGACACTCTCAAGATACAAGCAGTATTAACTATGATCAAAAATTAATACCGTGCGATGTTGCAGTAATGCAAGGTTGGGTGTATGCTAACACAAATCCGCCACATTTAAAATTACGTAAAAATATAATAACTCAACAGTTAAATCAAAAAAAGTATGTTATTGTAGCAGATGCAAACTTATTTAGATTTGCAGATGACACCAACGCACATGGATATTTACGCTATAGTGCAAACGGAATTTTTCCAACGACTGGTAACTATTTTGATAATATTATAGATACATCTCGTTGTAATCAAATTTTACAACATCATAATATAAGTCTACTGCCTTACAAAAAAACTGGATCAAAAATAATATTATGTTGTCAACGGAATAATGGCTGGAGTATGAAAGGAATACCAATTGAAGATTGGATTATAACTACAGTAAAGAAGATACGCAAATATAGTGACAGACATATTATAATAAGAGCACATCCAGGAGATAGAACTCAACGTAACTGGACAAAATTACCAAACATTCAGTCGTTGCTTAAAAAAAATAATCTATCAATTAGTAACACTGGAATACCAATTCATCAAGATTTAGTCGACGCATGGGCTGTTGTAAATCATAATAGTAGTAGTATTGTTGGACCAATTATACAAGGACATTATGCATTTGTAACCGACAAAGAAGACAGTCAGTGTAAAGATGTTGCTGATGATGATTTTAGTAATATTGAAAATCCAAAAGAATTCAACAGAGAATACTGGATGCAACTGAAGTCAATGAGTCATTGGTCTTTTGAAGAACTTAAAAATGGACAGGCATGGAATCACATGCGTAATCATCTCCAATAGTCTTCTGTTCTATTAACCATGATATCTTTAGGTAAACTTTTACCTATATTTTTTCTGTCGCCCTTCATGTGATCAATCCATTTACCCAGCACAGTATTAATTAATGGATGTCCCCCGCCGCCGGTTTTAGCTTCTTTTAAATACATTTCTGCACTATAATCTAATACATTATTGTTAACAAATTTTAAATTATTTAAAATATGTCCAAACACATAACTGTCATGCCATTCTTCTAATTCAAAAATACCATTATCAGCGTCTTCATAATAACGTTCAAATTCTTTTAAGAATTGTATACACACAGGATGATTTAAGTTCATGCCGTAAAAGCCACATTCTGGCCAGGTCTGTGATCCTTTGCCTCTACCCACATAGGTTAACCATTTATCGTTAGGTAATAATTTATTAAATTCTTTGTGAGACCATTCGCTATGTACAAATGTATCAGCGTCCATCCATACTACCCAATCTTTACTACGGTTACACGCATCAAATACTGCATAGGTTTTATTAGAAAATCTTACAGCATTCCATTTAAATTCCTTATGCCAATCACGCGGCCTACGTGCTTTAATATTGTCTGGAGGTATGCCGTTTGCTTTTGGAATGTTTTTCCATTTTTCTTTAAATGCAATTAATTTAGGTAATTCAATATTTGCATTTAGTAGCGTTACTTGTTGATTATTTGAAATATAAGGAGCACACTCTTCTGCATAAACTAATAATGTGATTCGTTTATCAACTTTTTGAATAAAACTATCAATAAATCTTTGACCATATTTTCTCATACCATCTGCATGAAATGTAGTAACCACAGTTATTTGAGACATTGCTTATTCCTATTAAATATATTAAAGGTATTTACACATGAAATTTAAATTATGGAAAGAATACGGTGCATTAAATTCTATACCAGTGTTTGATGCATTTGCACAAGGATTAAATAACTATGGATTTACTATAGTTGACGATCATGATATTGCAGATGTTAATGTTATATGGAGTGTACTATGGCATGGCAGAATGGCCAAAAATAAAAAAGTTTGGAATTATAATAAGCCGACAATTGTATTAGAAGTTGGAGGAATAAAAAGGGGAACAACGTGGAAGGTAGGATTAAATGGTATCAATCGTGATGGGAATCTTGGCCCTAGTGGCAATAATAACAATCGTGCTAGGAGTTTGGGACTAGAACTAACACCGTGGAGAAAAACAGGAGATTATATTTTAATTTGTGGACAACATGATAAAAGCCTACAATGGGAAAATATGCCTCCAATGAGCAAGTGGATTATGCACACTATTGAAACTGTTCAATTATATTCAGATAAACCAATACTGTTTCGACCTCATCCTCGATGTCCTTTGCCTGATATTGAAAGTCAATATAAAAATGTTTATAGACAGCGTCCTCAAAAATTACTAGATACATACGATGACTTTGATATGTCATTTGATAACACATGGGCAACAATTAGCTGGTCTAGCAATCCTGGAATACATAGTGTAATAGCTGGCGTGCCAGTGTTTACTGGACCAAGTAGTTTAGCATGGCCGGTATCAAATACAGGAACCGAAACTATCGATAATCCTCTAATGCCCAATAGACAACAATGGTTAAATGACTATGCACACACAGAATATACAATTGACGAAATCACACAAGGCATTCCGCTAACATACTTGACATCTTTACTATAATGTGTTATATATAGTACATGATTAAAAATATCGAAGATTGCCTTGAGTCAGTTACTGGACTAACTGTGAATAATCCCATCAATATAGTAATTGACGAAAATGACCAACATATTATATATAGTATTGCTAGACAAGTGTTTAAAGGAACTGCATTAACTGACAAGCAATATCATTTGATGCAAGCAAAATTATTAAAATATAAAACAGAATTTGAAAAATTTGAAATATTTAATCTTAACGAAATAATTAATAATCTACGATCTCCGCTAAGGCAAGTTGATCGTCGAAAACTAATTACCATCTGCAAAAATACATCTGATGGATGGATTAAGGTACAATTTCCGTTTAGTAAAAAATTAATTGTTGTAGTTGAAAGAATAATTTTTCAAAATAAGTCTAACCATGTTCATCGTAAAGGCTCAAATTCTCATTTTTTTAAATTATGCGAAACAACAATTTATGATATTGTACACAATTTAAAAGATAAAGGATTTATAATTGACCAAAATTTAGTAAACTTATATCATAAAATTGATAACGTAAAACAAAATAAAGGGTTACATTTACCGTCATATGATTCAGATAAATTTAATAACTTAACTGATACTGCAATTGAATTTATTAAAAACGATCTAGACAATATTAATGATAATATTATTATACAAGATCGTAGACGAAGATTTGGACTAAATTATGTACAATTAATTGATAACAATCTTGAAGAAAATATTAAAGAAATTATCTATAGACAAAATACACTAGTTAGACTATGTCCAATATCTAACAGTCTACCAAGTATTCATGACGCTCTAGTGCAACTAAAAAGATTTCCATTGTTAGTATTATTAGACAAAGACGACTGTCTTGAACAGTTATCATCAATGCATAAATCATTTACTACTGTGTCAACTAATGAACAAATAGTTCTTTTTAGATTGCCTAACGAAGATAATTATAATATTAACAATTATATTAAAGACAGAAATTTTAATACTATACTTGACAATGATACAAAAATAGTATATATTTGTAAGGATAAACTACCAAAATTATTGTTTAGATTAGACTGGAAGCCAATGTGTGTATTTTCACTAACAGGAAAACGTCATAATACAATGATTTCAAAATTTATCAAAGATGTATGTGATTTAATCATATTTCACGAAAATTTACCATCAACCTTTCATGGAGTTAAAGATAACCAATATGAGTTGTAAACTAATTATCGAAGACGAAGTTAATATCAAAATTGAGGGCCTTGATGTTGATGTACGTAGGAAACTTGCAAACGCACTCAAATTTGAAGTGCCATATGCAAGATATATGCCACAGTACAAACTTGGTCGCTGGGATGGTAAAGTTGCTTTTTTTAGTATTGGCGGAACTGGATACGTTAATCATCTTGATACTATTGTTTCAATTTTACAAAGGAACAAAGTACAAATTGTAGATATCGACGATCGTCGGCATCCAATAAAACTAGACTTTGTTCCAGTTACTGAAACATATTGGAAAGACCGGGGCGTAGTTTGGCCCCAAGGTCATCCAGCAGTTGGTGAAGATATTATTTTACGTGATTACCAAGTTGAAGCAATTAATAACTTTTTAAATAATCCACAAAGCCTACAACAAATTGCTACTGGTGCAGGCAAAACAATTACAACAGCAACACTGTCACATATAAGCGAGCCGTATGGACGTAGTCTGGTTATTGTTCCAAACAAATCGTTAGTTGAACAAACAGAAGAAGACTATATAAACTGCGGTTTGGATGTAGGGGTGTACTTTGGAGACAGAAAGGATCTAGGTAAGACTCACACTATTTGTACTTGGCAAAGTTTAAATATACTTGACAAGAAAACAAAAGATGGCTCAGCAGTATTGTCACTAGCAGAGTTTTTAGAAGGTGTAAGCACTATTATTGTCGACGAAGTACACCAAGCAAAAGCAGAGGTTCTTAAGAATCTGCTTACACGCAACCTACGAAATGCACCTATACGTTGGGGACTTACTGGTACAGTGCCTAAAGAAAAATTTGAATTTGAAAGTATTCATGCTAGTTTAGGACCAGTTATTGGTAATATAAGTGCTAAAGAATTACAAGACAAAGGTGTACTGTCTCAGTGTCATGTTAATGTAGTACAATTAATAGATACAGTAGTACACAACGGATATCAAGAAGAATTAAAATATTTAACAACAGATACAAAACGAATTGAATACATGGCTAAGTTATTAAACACTGTATCTCAATCAGGAAATACATTAATCTTAGTAGATAGGATTAGTGCAGGAGAAGCATTACAAGACTTAATACCCAATAGTACATTTGTTAGCGGTTCAGTTAAAGTAAAAGATAGAAAAGAAACTTACGATACAATTCGCGAAGGTACTAATGAAGTTATTATTGCCACCTACGGAGTTGCAGCAGTAGGACTTAATATTCCTCGTATCTTTAATCTTGTGTTAATTGAACCTGGCAAAAGTTTTGTAAGAGTTATTCAATCAATAGGCAGAGGCGTAAGAAAGGCAAAAGACAAAGACTTTGTCCAAATATGGGACCTAACTTCAACGTGTAAGTTTGCAAAGAGGCATCTTACACAACGTAAGAAGTTTTATAAGGAGGCACAATACCCCTTCACCATAGAAAAGGTAGATTGGAATTAAAATGAGAATACTTACTTTAGAAAATACAACATTTGAATTAAATAAAATACCCGACTCAGTTGACGATACCATACGATTTTCAGTACTAGATAATAGCAATCCAAAAGAACCTGATTTCTTTTTTAATCCTTTAATATTTCTTGAAAGTTTTAATTCTCCAGCAATAGTGTTAAATATTAATAATAAAGAAATTGTTATGCCACTTGATTGGTGTATTGCTGTAGGATGTAGAGATGCAGGCAGCGATTTAGAAGTATTGCCATTAACTAGTTTAAATGATAGAGGATTTGAAGCATTTCTTTTTAATCCTCTAACAGGATCAATGCCAGATTACGGAAAGATTGAAATTATAAATTTTTATAATGATGTTAAATGGTTTTTTCCAAAAATGAAAAACGGTCAGTTGTTGTCAATACCAATAACCGAAAAGGATAACGAGTTATGTGCATTTTTTGTAAAAGATATAAATCGTCAAAGTGAAATAATTGATTTTGGAAAATTATTATAGGAGAAACTAATGGGAATTAAAGCAGGAAAAATTTGGGGAGGTACTGAATTAATACACGCTAATGGTGTACTTGAATTTCATCGTATTGAATACAATGCAGGATTTAAGTGTAGTGAACATGAACATCAATTTAAATGGAACGGATTTTATGTAGAGTCAGGCAAGATGCTCATACGTGTATGGCAAGACGATCAAGGATTAGTAGACGAAACTATCCTTAATGCAGGAGACTTTACTCAAGTTAAACCAGGAAAGATTCATCAGTTTGAAGGCCTTGAAGATGGAGTAGCATTTGAATTGTATTGGGCTGAATTCAATCATGATGATATTGTAAGACGCACTAGTGGTACTGAAGTTTGATGATAGATACATTAATACCCGGTGAAGCACTTATATACGAACGAGCTAACGGTGTTGTTTATGCCCGATACAGAGATCCTCCGCATTGTTCAAAGCCAAGATGGATTATAGGTGGAAGTAATGAAGCGTTTGATAGAGCAACAAATAATTTGTTTAGCTATAGCGAATGGCAACACATGATACAACTTAGTGAAGATAATCCTACTTTAAAAAAACAAATTGACAGAATGTTAGTAATATACTATACTATAAAAGACGAGGAGTAATATAATATGAAAAACAAAGAACTTGATTTGTTTAAAGATTTATTACCAGCAATTGACAATAATATAAAAAGCATGTACGATGCTGGAACTGATGTTGGGCGCAAAGACATCAAAGGCGATTTATGGAATCTCAACAGGTATGTAAGTAGTGTCAAAGGTAATTATGATTCGCAAGCATTTTCAGTTCTTAAAGTAAATGAATATTATAATAAAAATTGGAATGTGCTCGGGGGAACTAATCATAATAAATTACAATGGCAATTGTTGTGTGTTGCTGGAAATAAAGGCAGCAAAAAGTTTCACCCATGGATTGGATTAAAAAAGAAAAAGGATGACAGTAGTAAAGCAGTTAAGTTTCTATGTCAATTATATCCTAATATAAAATTAGACGAGGCTGAATTACTTGCTAAAATATCTACAAAAAAAGAACTTAAACAGTTGGCTCGAGACCACAATATCGACAATGCCAGCTTCTAACAAACCTTACGTATGTGAGTATTGTAAAACTGGTTATGCTAGAGAAAAAACTTTAGCAGTACATATGTGTGAGAAAAAACGCAGGGCATTACAAAAAGATGAAAAACGTGTACGTCATGGGTTTTATGCATTTGGTAGATTTTATAAATTAAGTGCAGGCGCCCAAAAAGAAAAAACATATAAGGAATTTTGTGATAGTCCTTATTATAATGCATTTGTTAAGTTTGGTAGTTTTATTAGTAATGTAAAACCCTTGTATCCTGAAAAATACATCGACTATGTAGTAACCAGCGGAGTTAAATTAGATCATTGGTGTAATGAAGAACTTTATGAAAAATATGCATTAGATTTAATATTAAAAGAAGATGTAACTACTGCACTTGAAAGGTCTGTAGTAACCATGGTAGAATGGGCCAAAAAAAATAATACTAGCTGGAATAAATATTTTGCCAATGCTAGTACTAATCTAGTAGTCTGGCACATTAAGGATGGAAAGATAAGTCCTTGGTTATTATTAAATTGTAAAAGTGGAAAAGCAATGTTAGGCACACTTAATGAAGAACAACTAACTATGATATTTAATAATCTTAATCCGCAACATTGGGCTTTAAGATTTAAGAGACAAAAAGATGATGTTGCACTAGTAAAAGAAGTTGTTGAAGGAAGTAACCTATGAAAATCATTGTTGCACTTGATTATACTAATCCTCTCGATGCACTAGAAATGGCTGCAAAACTACGTCATTATGTTGACGGATTTAAAACCAATCATACATTGTGGAGTCAAAGTGTTTATATTAAAGATTATACAGAAGGTAAAGAACTTTTTGTAGATTGTAAACTATGGGACACACCAAATACTGTTAAACAAGTTGTACAAAAAATTGTAGACAAAGGTGCCACAATGACCACTGTATGCACACACAACAATGAAGCAGTATTTGAAGAACTCGAACAGTTTTCAGATCAAATTAAATTGTTAGGTGTTACATATCTCACTAGTTGGAGCGGCAGTGACTTGTTAGACATATTGCACTACTTGCCTAAAGGTGCAGATACAATGTGGAGAGAAAACATCAAAAGAGTGCAAAAATATGGGTTCTCAGGTATGATATGTAGCCCAACAGACTTAGCAATAGTAAAACCCTTAGCACAAAATATGATAACAGTCTGTCCTGGCATCGGAAGTAACAAAGGACAAGTGAGAGCAGTTACGCCTAGACAAGCAATCAACTTAGGCGCCGATTATCTAATTATTGGTAGGACTATTACCGAGTCTGATGATCCTATAAGAACAATAAGAGAGATTAGAGAAAATGCCAGATATTGACATTGACTTTGCTAATAGAGATAATATACTATCACAGATTACACACAGAGTTGCAAAACTAGAATCAGGAAAAAAGCATAACACTGGAATATATGTAAATCAAATCCCTTATAATCCTGTTGATAATATTTCAACAATTGATCATAAATTAGCAGATAGCCGCGGGTATTATAAATTAGATTTTTTAAATGTTTCAATGTATAACGGAATCAGCAATGAAGAGCACTTACAGCAGTTAATAAGAAAGGAACCAATATGGCAACTACTGGAGCACAACGAATTCAGCGACAAAGTATTTCATCTCAACGGGCACGGAGAACTATTAAGGCAATTGAAGCCTGCATCGGTCATTCAATTGGCAGCAACACTGGCAATTATACGGCCAGCAAAAAGACATCTAGCGACAGCACAATGGTCGCATATAATGGAACACGTTTGGACAAAACCAATAAATAATGAATATTTTTTTAAGAAAAGTCATGCTATTTCATACGCTGTTGCAGTAGTAGTACACATGAATTTATTGTGTGAACAACTTGCTGAGACAACTACTTAGGTTTACGAACTAATTGAACTGACTTTCGTTTTACACGTTTTTGTACCAAGTTGTGTACATTTACACAAGGCCCTATAACAAGTTTTACATCCTTTGAATTCATTGTAACATTACTATAACGCAGTTGGCCAATTTCTTTACGTAGAAAAATATTAATAGGAATCATTCTGTTTGATTCCCACCACCAAATTTCTCCAAGGTCCAGCAGAAGTTTTTTATCTTCTTCAGAACGTAATGTAGTATATAGGAACATATTAGTTACATATTGATCTTGATTAGATATAATACCCACATATTCTTTGCCGCCGTAGGCAACAACACTAACATATGGAAATCGATTTTCTATTTCTTTTAATAACATTTTTAAAATAAATACACTATAATTAAAGGATCCGGTACATTGCAGTTAACACCTAGATATTTAGTCGATAACAAAATAAATGTTATTTCAACTGATGCAACTGAGGCATCCTTATTTGTTGTGGAGTATAGACCAGTGTATAGCAGACAGTTAAAAGTATATAGAGGTATTGATAATACCTTACAATTTCGTTTATTTAATTCGGACCAAAAGCCTGTGTTATTAAGTACCAACATACCTTGGATAGTAATATTTGATGAACATCGAAATAAAATAATAGAACGTGCATGTACAATCACAGACGATCAATCATCGACAGCTAGTTTAACCAAAGGAACTTTTCAGGTTATATTAACTGAAAATGATCTACTAAACGTACAACAACAGTATCTAAGCTATAATATCTACATGCGTAATGCAGACAATACCAATACTATTACATATTCAAATCAAAACTTTGAAAGTGCTGGTACTATATTTCTAGATAGTTTAGCATTTCCAGGGCCAAAAAAAAGTACTAGTGTAACAAATTTTTATGTAGAAAATTCTTACTGGGTTGCTGGTAGCGATGATGCAACTAAAATAGAAGCACAGCCGGGTATTAACGGTAACGATGCATTGCATACTGTTGCTATATATTCTTCGTCATACATCGGAACTGTTGAAATACAAGCTACTTTAGAAAATCAAATCACAGGCAATAACAACTGGTCTACTATTAACACTATTACATTTACTGGATCAGAATCAATGCCAGTACCTGCAAATTTTAATGGAATATTTAATTACATTAGATTTAAATTTAGTGCTGATCCCACAGACAAAATAAGTAAAATACTAATTAGAAACTAATTGACTTTTTAAACTGTTTGTGTTACTATTAGGCATGAGCATGGTATCTGATACTCTAATTTCGCATTTGCCATTCAAGCGCAAACAGACTCCAAGTGGATGGATAGCATTTAATGCTCCGTGTTGTATTCACAATGGCGAAAGCACAGATAAGAAGTCACGAGGCGGTGTTATCAACGAAGGAGACACAGTTAGCTATCATTGTTTTAATTGCGGATTTAAATGCAGTTGGCAACCAGGTAGACCATTTTCTCATAAGATGCGAAAATTATTTCAATGGTTAAACACACCTGATGATATAATTAATAAGATTGCACTTGATGTAATGAGAGAAAATGAAGGTGTATCGATACAACAAAGGCTAGTTGAACTTCCTACATTTTCAACTGTGCCTTTACCTAACGACGTTATTAAATTATCAAATATAAAAGAATTTGATAAACACAGTATGGCTATACTCGAATACATGGCTACACGTGGATTAAATTTAGACGATACTGATTATTATTGGTCAAGTAGTTTAGGATATCGTGATAGATTAATTATACCATTTTACTATGAAAAAAGAATTGTTGGCTGGACAGCTCGTACAATACTTGATAAAAAGCCAAAATACTTAACAGAAGTACAGCCTGGGTTTGTCTACGGTCTTGACGAGCAAGGTTATAACAAGATATTTTGTATAGTTTGTGAAGGACAAATTGATGCTATACACATTGATGGTTGTGCTCTTGGAGGATCAGAAATTTCAGAACAACAGTCAATGTTGTTAAACAAGTTAAATAAAGATATAATAGTTGTACCAGATCGAGATCGTGCAGGCAGTAAACTTGTCGAACAAGCTATTGAATACAACTGGAGTGTAAGTTTACCTTCTTGGAATAAAGAAGTTGGTGACATAAATGATGCAGTTTATAAATATGGTAGATTATATACTCTTTACAGTATTGTAAATGAAGCTGAAAGCAGTCCACTAAAAATAAGATTAAAAGCAAAAAAATGGTTTATTTAAAGGAGACACACTAATGAAATATGTAATAGATATTGACGGTACTATTTGTCGAGAAGTTTATTTTATGGACGGAAGTGGCAAGAAAGATTATGCCAATCATGTTCCAATTCCAGATCGCATTGCACGGGTAAATGCATTGTACGATGCAGGACATACCATCAAGTATATGACTGCACGAGGTATTAGCAGCGGAGTTGACTATACTATGCTTACCAAACAACAGTTGACTAATTGGGGAGCAAAACATCATGAATTAAGTGTTGGCAAAAAAGAACACTACGATGTTTGGATTGACGATAAAGCATTTTGGAGTGAAAACTTCTTTAGAGATACTGGAGAAACATATGAATAATTTTATTGCAGCAATGGATCACAGCGGCGGATCAACTGGTGGTGTGCTAGAACGTTACGGGCAAGAGTATACCGAAGATGATAAAATGGCAAAAGTACATCAAATGCGGTTGCGTATGGTTAACTCTAAATATTTTAATCATAATAATATTTGGGCTGCTATACTATACAAAGATACTGTAGACAGAGGCATGGTGTCAGAGTTGTCATCAAAGGGAATTAGTTCAATATTAAAAATTGATAGTGGTTGTAAAGATGACGGAACACTAAAAGTATTTGATATCTCTGGAATGATTGAATAT